TAAGTATCTTGGTCAACGTCACGAACACCACCAAGAGATACAAAGTCGTTACCATTATATCCTTCAAACTGTTGTTGTTCTGAGTTAAAACGTATACCACCAGTTTGACGATCAGTTAAACCTGGTCTTTCGTTAGTTGTTCCAGATGGGACTACAAACATAGAAGTAGCATCCACCATAACATTCTTACCTGTTGATGGTCTTAAGATAAGACCCGCACCCTCAATGTCGGTTACTGAAATTACTTTTCCAGAACCAGAACCAATATTTGTGGTATCAAGAGTAATTGTATCTCCTCTCTTATATCCTTTACCACCCGCATTTACTACACACGCTGTAATATCTCCACCAGAAATAGTAACGTCAAAAGTAGCACCACTTCCATCTCCATTTGTAGTTGACGCTTCGTTTGTGTAAGATCCATCTGTATATCCAGTGGCAGTATTTAACAATGTTACTGCAATAACTTGACCAAAAGATGTGGTTGCAACAGAACCAATATCTGAAGAAATTGCGTTATCTTGTATTCTTACGTTTGAACTAACATCAAGTTTTCCTTTTACTTCAGTATCACCAGTGTTAGTATCTACTTTAAATTTCTCAACAGATCCATCTGTGATAGAAAAGTCTTGATCTAACCCACCTGTAAGAACTAAATTACCTGTTCCTTTTGGACTAAATTTTATATCAACGTTAGTATCTGTTCCAACTGATGATATAGTTCCATCATTACCAATTTGAAGTTGTTTATCAGCAGCACCAATAGTTACTGTTTCAGCAGTAGCATCTATCGTAAAGTATGGAATTGACTCTGTGAGATTTTGATCAACTACAAAGTTTGTAGAGATGTCAAATCCAGATCCACTAATACTACCACGTTGTGTTCCACCAATTGACAATCCAATATCATCACTACCCGCACGATATAATCCAGTTGTAGGACTATTTTTAAGTTGGAATGTAGGAGCAGTTGCTGTTCCATTTCCAAGTTTTATAGTCGCATCATCAATTGAGTTAACACCGCTTGCTGTTAAATTATTAACTGTTGCACTTGATGAAATATTTAATGTAGAACCACCAACTTGTAATGAAGCAACTACATTACCACTAGAAGATATTCCTGCTGAGGATATAGATCCACAAGAAAGACTTCCAGTTCCAAAATTTGTAGTTCCATCTTTTAGAATACTCCAATTTGAACTTCCAGTTCCATCATCACCAGATACGATACTACCATCGTATTTTACCTCAATTGGAGTAAGTGATTTAGTAGCATTTACTCTAAGTTGAATTGCAGTTCCAGTTGTTGTAGGACCTTGAACAATGAAGAGATCTTTAGCAGCATAATATCCAAATCCTGCTGCATCAACAGTTAGGTTGTCTAGATAACCGACTTTGTTTACTGTGAATGTAAAACCAGATCCACTACCTACACCATCAAAAGTACTGTCTACTGTTAATACATCATTGAGTGCGTAAGGACCTCCAGAGGTTGATATGTTTGTAACACTAGAAATAGATGTGTCATTACCAGTGATGGTATATGACATTCCAGATCCACCGCCACCACCAATATCTTGATCGTCTACGAACAATACATCAGTTACTTTATAATCTGTTCCTTGATTTTTCCATGTCCAACCAGTAACTACTCCTGCTTCACTGACTACAATATCAACAGTTCCACCATAACCATAATCACCTTGACTTGATGCACCACTTGTTACTGCAAGAGTATTTCCTGTGCCAGGCACAGTTCCATAAGTCAATGTAGTTGTTCCTGCAACAAATGCAGATTTGATAGTTAGAAATACTTTTGCATTTGCAGTTCCTGCAGCTATACCATTTGTATCTTGTACAATTTTATCAGGATCGTTTGTTCCAAAATCTAATGATACACCAGCCATACTTGCATCTGATACATCAAACACATAAGAGTTGTATGACAATAACGCTGTAGCAGGACTCTCAGTTCCGTCTATGATAAGTGCTTTTAGAGTAGTTGGGGTTCCGTTTATAGTTCCACTTATAGATCCATTAGAAATTGTTTCAGTATCTACAAAAGGTCCTCCAGATACTCCAGACAATCTCATAAATCCACCAGAAACAAAAGTTACTGTTCCTGTTGCACCTGATGTGCCACCTGTAATGGTATCACTTACTGCAAATTGTGTTCCACTAAATGCACTAACTGTAATAGTTCCAGTCATTGCAGCATGGTTTCCACAAACATAATGATATGTGCCTGGTGCAACGTTTGCTAAATTCCAAATAACAGTTCCGCTGTCAGATCCGTTTCCAGTCAAACCTGTCGTTACAACATTATTGGAATCATATGGTGCAGCAACGGTTTGAATGTAGAATGGATGTCCTGCAGCTGCTACAGTAAATGTTAGCGTATCACCTACTTCTGCAGTAATACTGATGTCATCTCCAGAAGCTGTTCCAGATGCTGAAGTTCTAGTGAATGTATAATCACTTTGACCAGACGCTGATACATCCCAAGCATATGCATTAGAAGCAGCGTATCCAAAAGTAATAGTATCTCTATCTGCTGTTGTAACTGCAAAAGATGTTGTTGCTTGGTTTCTTACTTTTATATCAGCATATGGAGATCCTACTGAACTATATCCAGATCCACCAACCAAAGTTCCAGATAAACCAACAACAGTGATTGTTGCGGTAGCTGGTGTTTGAACACCACCGCCAACTATCTGAACAGTGTCATATGTGCCTGGTTTATATCCAGAACCACCAGTGCTAATAGTTCCCGCAAATGGTAAGATGTTTAATGTGAAAAGTGCATCAGATCCCTCACCACCAATTATGTTTAGCGTTGGTGTTGATCTAAAGTTTACACCCGCATTAGTAATTGTAATTCCAGTTATTACACCAGTCTTTTTATCAAATGTAGGTGTTAATTCTGCAGGAGTTGTTGGTTCTCCACCAATTATTTCTACTGTAGGAGCGATTGAATATCCTCTACCTCCTGCAGTCAAAGTTACAGTGTCTAGTGGTTTACCAATAACTGCAGTTCCCGCAGCTCCTGTTCCTGTTGTATCTCCTGTTGCATTTGCAAATGATACACTGGGAGTGCTGCTATAATCTGAACCAATATTTCCAATAGTTACTTCACCAAGACTGTAACCAACATTAACGTTTATTAATCCACCAGTTCCACCAGAGTCTGTAATAGTGACGTTAGGATTGCTAGTATAACCAAAACCAGTGCTTGTTATGGTGACTGCACCCAATGCTCCACTGCTTACTGCGACAGTACCAGTTGCAGCGGTTCCTCTTATAGAATGAACCTCACTTCCACCAGCTGCTGTTAGGTTTATTACAGAACCACCAGAAGTTGCTGATAATTTTATTGTGTCGGTGGTTACAGCTACGACATAATAGGTAGTGCCAGATGTAAGACCAATATTTTGTGTTCCACCTTCATTATTATAAACAACAGTATTACCAACAGCAAATCCATGGGTAGCAAGTGTTATTGCATCAGTGGCAATATTTACTTGTGTTAGCACATTGAATGTAACTACATTTGGAGGATCAAATGCTAAAGTTGGTGAAACATATCCAGAACCAGGTGAACTTGCGGTTGCACTAGCAACTTTACCAGTGTTAGTTTTCAATGCTACAGAAGCAGTTGCCTGAGTTCCAGATCCACCAGGTGCTGCGATTGTCATATCTGGAGCAGCAGTATATAATTCACCCGCATTTGTAATAGTAACTGTGGCAAGTGTACCAGTTGCAGAAAGGGTACATGTTGCAGTTGCTTGGTTTACAGGGTTGGAAACAACTTGAAATTGTCCAGTTGATGCAGGATATTCATTACCTTCGTTTATAATAGTAGCAGTGTCTATACCTAAACTATAAACTGTTAGGTTCTTGTTTGTATATAAACCATAACTAGAAAATCCTGCCTGTTCGTTACCATCTACAGTGTATGATAGGTTTCCAGTTTGAGGACTTCCAATTCCAACAATTTTATTACTAGAGAAATATAGTGTCTCTGGAATTATTGTTTCTGCGTTAAGAAGAATGTCCTCGTTAGCAGAAGGGTCAACAATAACACTACCAGATGTTGAACTAATTGTGTTTCCACCTAATCTTAGGTTACCAGTCTCTACAAATGCAGGGAATATTTTTGTTGTTCCAGTAGCATCACTTAATGTAATATTTGCTGCTTCTTGTGATGTGCTAGTAGATTGGAATTGAACGTTTCCTGTTGCTTGATCTACAACAAACGCATCACCAACTCTGAAGTCACCATTTTGATTAGTAGCAGAATAGAATATTTTACCACCATTAGTTTCTGTAACTTCGTTAGCAGGAACTGCAAGTGATGGGTCATTAGTAAAGTCAGCACCAGAACCAACGTATGCAAAGTTATGTGCTGTCAATAATAGTTTAACACCCGCACCATCAGCAATAGCACCTTTAGTTCCATAGATGTTTGCAGAAGAAATACCACGCAACTCAGCACCAAACTGAGCATAGTCTGCAGTTAAAATAGATGTAGCAGAATCACCACCGCTAGAACGGATATCTTTTACTCCTCCACTACTATCTGTAATAGTTGTAGCACCATCAGTTCCATCGAAGTGAATAAGAAGAACTGTGTTTAAGTCATTTCCAAAAGCACTGGTTGGTGCTGTAAAATTAGCAGTGTATCTTGCAGCTGCCTTTGATATACGAACCTCATCTATATGTCCTGCAAAAGCATTTGCACCAGAGTTATAGTCTGAACCTACTACTAGTGGTTTAGTTGTTCCATAGTTATTAGTGTCAGTATAAGTAGAACCTACTTGAACACCATCAAGGAATAGTTTTGTGCTACCACCACTTCTAGCAACAGCAACATGATACCATGTACCAGTTGATAGTGTACCACCTGTTGCCTGAGATGTATTACCTACGCCAAAATGTAAGGCAGTGCCATTCAAGTATACAGTAGGTGCTGTATCTGTGGCAGATGCGTTTCTAAAATCAAATATGTATTGTGTGCCAGTGACTGAGGATGGTCTAATAAAACACTCAGCTGCCCAGTTTGTAGTTCCAAATCCAAAATCAGTGCTTGTTGGATATGTTAAATTATCAGCTGTTCCGTCTAATTCTAGTGATGCTGTGCCAAATTTCTTTTGTGCTGTATCTAATTTTGCGTCTCCACCAACAACTCCAACCTTTGCTATTGGTACACCAGTTGTAAATTCTCCTACACCCTTACCATTGATTAATAAGTATGTTCCATCATTAGTTGTAATGGTTCCATATGCATCTGCTTTTTTGTAAGTGACGTTACCAGATGTGGTTCCAGATGCTGAGTCTGTTAGTTCAAATGTATTAGTCGCTACGTTTGCAATAGTATAATAGTTATCTGTGCCACCACCACTAATAAAGTCAGCATAAACTACATCACCATTAGACAATCCGTGATCATTTCTAGTGACTGTAACAGTTGTGCCACTTCTAGCATATGTGCCAGATTTAAAACTGTCCTCTAATTGATATATTATTTCTGAACTAGAGAATGTTCCTGATACACCAGATAATTTTAATCTTGTTTGACCAGAACCAGAACGACCTGTTGCTCCTTGAACACCCTTTATACCTTCGTTAGCAAAATATATGAATGAGTTTAACCACTCAACACGAACACCGTTAGTTAATAAAAGACCAACTGAGTTTGGTACAATAAATGTGACCTCATTAAAGAGAATAGCAGCTTCTAAACCAGTTGATGCAAATAGTGCTCCATCTAATTTTGCACCTCTACCCGCATCACCTTGAGCATATCCATAGGGATCTGTGCCAGATGTGACACTACCTTTTGTCAGAACTGTTACTCTTTCAAGATATGGACTTCTATCTGAATCTAATGAACTAGCACAAACAAAACCATATCCTGTATCGTTACTACTGTTATAGAAAAAATCTTTGACTGTTAAGTCTGAAATATGAACATCACCACTAAGAATAAATGCGTTAAGATCATTTGTTCCAGATGTAGGAGTTATTTGTGTTGATCTTAAATTTGCACCTTTAACTGTTACGCCATCAGGAACTGTTAATGGAAATGCTTCTTGGAATGTACCCGCAGCAATATGAATAGTATCTCCTGATGTAGCTACGCTCAGTGCCTTCTCAATCGTTAGAAATGGTGTATCTTGATGTTTACCATTCGCACCACCACTAGCAAGTGTAGTGACGTTAGAACCAGTTGTTGCGACATAATAGGTCTGACCAGGACCGTTTGTAATGTCGGTGGCAAGCATGGACGAAGAAACTGTACCTGTGCCAGGCACTTGGTTAGCAACCTCTACTACGCTAGATCCATTCCTAACGTAAATCTTTCGGTCAGCTATATTTACTGCTACTTCACCGTCTTCTAAATTAGAAGTTGTCGGGACTGTCGCTGCTGTTGTCGATCTCTTTAGCTTGATTTTCGTTGCCATCTAAAGCATTCTCAGATTGTTGGTCATTGTTCATACTATTTAACTGACTTTGCAAATCGGAGATTTGTGCCTCCATCATTACATTTATCAGTGTCAATTCAGAAATTTTCTTTTGTAATGTAGAAATAACAATTTGTGCATTCATGTTTTAAAAAGTTCCACCGTCGATTGTGTTTGTCCATACGGGAACGCCTGTGGCAGTTACTGTAAGCACTTGGAATGATGTTGTAGCATCATCACCTGTGCCAGGACTTCCCATGTTTGCTGCTGCAGTAACTTGTAAAGCACCAGCTGTGTTACCATAAATGATACCATTTGTGGTGAATGTGCTTGCTCCAGTTCCACCATACTGCACCTCTAAGTCTGTATCTAGTTCTAAGTCACCTAATACGACTGTACCACGGTTACCAGTAACACCAAACACAGTGTTAGTATCTGTTGCATTTTCAATAAATGTCCATGCACCAGCTCCATCGGCACCACCTGTGCGATCATAACCGAAGAAACCAAATAAATTGGTTCCAGAATTATTGTAGTGAACCTTAACACCACGATCTAATGCATCATCAGCACCACTTACTGTAACAAGAACAGAACCAGATGCCATTGTTTGAGAAAGGTTGTTGCTCAAAGTAAGTGTCTTAGTTCCTGTGTTGATAGCACTAATTGTTGTGCTGTTAGGAATTCCAGTTACAGTGGAAGTAACTGAGTCTCCAACTTGTAGTTGATCTACAGCATCTACAACAACTTGGTTCTGTGATCCTGCTGCTTCTGCAGTCAGTGTAACGGGAGTTGTAGGATCTCCTAATTCGATTGTAGGATCGTTAACTGACATTGAAGCAGAGTTCACTGTAGTAGTAGTTCCATCAATCTGTAGGTCACCTTTGATGATAACAAGACCACCCGCGTCAGTTGTAGGATCAGGGTCAAGTATCAATTCTTGAACAGAGTTAATAGTTGTAATTGAGTTTCCATCTAGTTTAAGATTATCAATCTCAATAGAACCTGTCTGTTGTGTGCTACCAGCTATGGTTGTAGTTCCATTAAAGGTTACACCATTCTGGAAAGTGGTTGTTGAGTTGACTGTTAGAGAATCTCCAGCTGCTGTTCCAAGAGTAGCATTGTCATCTACATTTAAGTCTTTGATGTATGCTGTCTTAGCAACACCAATACCGCCATCGAATGTAACACTAGCAGTGTCAACGTTAGATGCGTCTGTGGTATTTGCAAAGTTTACCTTACTAGTTGATGTAGTTCCAACCTCAATATCAGCACCATCAATTTTTAGTTTATCGCTTGTTGTCTCATCATATGTGATAGAAGCATCTTTGTTAGTTCCAAAGATTAGTTTCATATCGTCAGCGATACGCAA